ATTAAATTATTTTGGAGGAGTAATTAATTTAAATGGATCTACTGCGTCTAGAATTCTTTCTACTGATTCATCAAAAAATATAACAGCACTTTCGACAACTACTTATCCAGATTTAACAGAACTTAGTTATGTAAAAGGTGTTACAAGCTCAATTCAAACACAATTAAATTCTAAGCAATCTACAACACTTGCTGATGGAAAGATTTTAGTTGGTAACGCTTCTAACGTAGCAACTGCAGTTACTCCTAGTGGTGACGTGACAATTTCAAACACAGGTGTCACAGCTATTGGAGCTTTAAAAGTTACGAATAGCATGATCGCAAATACGACTATTGATCTTACAGCAAAGGTCACTGGAGTATTACCTGCAGCAAACCATATCACTGTAGCGAACTCTCGTTCTAGCGGTCTTTCAATTTCAGCAGGTACGACGATCACTCCTACGGCTGGATCTGATCAACTTCAATTTGTAGTTGGAAGCAGTGGTCAAATTACAGTTACAGCATCACCTCCAGTATCTGTGACAAGTATGGTCGTTGGTCAGACTTTAAGAATTTGTGGAACATCTGATACAGATACAGTTATTTACAACAATTCAACAGCACTGGTTATAAATGGGCCTATCGAACTAGCAAAAGATGTTTGTTTGAGTCTTTTATATGTAGGCTCAGATGGATCGAATTCGTCTTGGATTGAAACAGGAAGGACTAACTAATCATGAAAAAAATTCTAGGGCTTTTACTTTTAACTACACAAGTTTTTGCTGCAACATATAAGGATAATAACCAGAATCAATTCCTATCTGCCAACGCTCCAAGAAACTACATTCTAAATTCAGGTGCAGAAAAGAATGATGCTAACGTCACTGACTCAAGCTCAATCCATTCTCGTTCGACAAGCTCTCCTCTTATTGGCGAAGGAAGCCATTTAATTGATGGAACGAGCACAAGTCAGAACGTAGACTTTGCGGCAAGCAATTTAGAGTCAGGGCTTCTTGGAACTCAATGTGAAGCTACTTTTATTTTAAATGGCGACGCTAGCCTTTATACGGCAAATGTAAGAATCAACTCAGCAGATGTCACGACTGCTCAGACTCTTGCTAACACTGGCTCTTATTCAAAGCCTGTTAGTATTTTATTTCCATGTGGCACGAGTGGCGTTTCTCCTGTTTTAAGAATCACGTCAACTAGTGCATCTGCTGCTGCGATCAAGATTGATTCAGTTTATTTAGGTAAGGCTGTCAGTCTTGGGAATATAAATCAGGTAGGCGATTGGCAAAGTTTTACACCTACGTTATCCACAGGTGCAGTAAGTGGAACAGTATCTGTAAATAAGGCTGTATGGCGTAGAGTCGGTGACTCTATGGAAATTAGATGGGACTATGAACAAACTGCCGCTGGGACTGCTGGAAGTGGAAACTATTATATAACTGTCCCAAATGGAGCTACTATTGATTCATCAAAAATAGATGTTACAAATAATAGCCATATAGCAGTTCTTGGAAATGCTTATATATATAATGGGACAACTGAATATACTGGAACTGCCGTTATTCAATCTTCTACTCAATTAGCTGTAAATATATTTACAACAATATCAGCAACAGCAACATGGTCTAGTAGTAATGCCAGTTTTGGGAATACTACATTAAGACTTCACTTTCATGCAAAAGTTCCGATACTAGGCTGGACAGCAAACCAATCATATAGTCTTGAAAACTCATTCTGGAAAGTAGATGCTAATATCTCAGGTGCAAATCCTAGTTTGGGTACTGCTGATGTCTCATCTTTTACTGGAATTGAAGATGCTGGATTAACTCTGACTAACAATTCTGGATCAGGAAATATCACAGCACAAATTCCATGCTCTTCAACAAATTCACCTAGTGGAACAACTTGTGCTGCTGGATCTGAAAGCGTTGGAGTCGCATTCACTCCATTAGGTACTTTCCCACAGGATGTTCTAGCATGTGCGAGTTTTACATGGGAGGCAGACGTTGGTTCAACTGTAACTAATAGAGCTAGATCCGTATTCCAAGTAATTGAAACTCCTACAAATGCTCAAACACTTACTCAAGAAGGAAAGTCTAGAATTTACGGGGATATTTACAATTCATCTGGAGCAGCAACAATTGCAGCAAGTCCTTTTAGAGTTTGCGGAACATTTACATTTTCAAGTGGTGGACAAAAAGTTCTTAGATTGATGTATGAACAATTAAAAGCTGGAACTATAACATCAAGCCAAGTTAAAGCAGATGCTAGTGGCACTGTAGGCCAACGTGACATCCATTGGGAAGTCTATCCAATCAATCAAGGCATTCCAGCGCCTTTGCTCGTAGGATCAGTTACATCAAATACGACTGGTCTTGAAAGAATTGAAAGAGCTGAATTAAATTGCGATGGATCTAGTTCTATAACGTCTCAATCAGGCTCGTGGATTTCTAGTATTGGTAATATAGGTTCGGGAAGATGTACTGTTACTATTGCATCTGGTATTTTTTCCTCAACACCAGTATGTGTAGCAACTGTCAAAGCTGCTACAACTACTTTCTTACTTGGAACTCAAATTAGTCCAACTTCTTCAACTAGTTTTACAGTAGGTGCGACATATATAACTGGTGGAAGTGCTACTGTTACAGCTACAACAGGCGATGACTTTGACGTTATCTGCATGGGTCCGAGGTAAAAGAGATTCACTATGTACATCTCTAACATCATCCAAGACGCAAAGGCTCGCTGGATAAACGATGAGTTCGCTATGAACTTGTCTCCAAACAAAGTTGGCAATGATAACGCCAATGATGTTTTGTATCTGGCAGTCTTCTTGCGTCTTGTATCGTTGTTAGGTCGTACAAGAGATGACTTGACGTTTCTAGCTCAGAAAGCTGCTAGCGTTAAACGCATTGATCGTGGAAACTTTGTTAGATTCACATGGGATAAAACGATTGTAAATTCTCATGACAATTATGATGGCTTATCCATGATGGATCAGTCACTAGCTGAAGAGATTAGAATTCGTGGAGATGAAGTAGGTTGGGATTTTAACCTGTCATATGATCAAGGCTTAAACTTCCCTACATTGCGTCAACCTGGCACGATTGCATTCACTCAGTTGTGCGCCGAAAAACGCCCATACTTATTTAACTTTGCATGCTTGATTGTCGGACTTATCATTGGCTCGTTTCAATTTAAAAAGCATACGCATCACATTACGTGGGCTAGATCACAGAAATTACGCACTATCGCTGCCAAGTATGCAATAGATCCAGCATGGCGACATATCGTCTGGCCTTTGGCTGCGACATTCTTGATTTTTGACTTAGCTTCTATGTGGAAATTTGGCAATCGTCATCAGGCCGTTGTCAATTACTACACTGAAGAAGACCATCCAAATAGAAGATTAGCTTTGGAACTTATAAGGGGGGAAAAATGAAATATATTTTAGGACTTCTTTTGTTAGGTGCTTGTGCATCAAAACCAATCATCGTTAAAGATTGCCAAAAGGTTGAAGGCGATAAAAATATGCAAGTATGCATGAAATTATGAGGTGAATTATGGATTGGATTCAATTTAAGGATGCACTATTGCAGTTTTTAGCTGTAGGTTGTGTTGGATACTTATTGACCGAGGTTAGAAAAGTAAGAGAGTCTTTAGAGTCTTTAAACCTAAAAATGGTAGTAGTTATTAGGGATATTGAAAATCTTAATAAAACGGACAATAATCATGAGAACAGAATTTCAAGGATTGAAATGAATCTGTAGAAAGAGGCAATATGCCATTGAAATCAGGGAAAAGTAAAAAGGTTATCTCGTCCAACATTAAGAAAGAAATGAAAGCTGGAAAGCCACAAAAGCAAGCGGTAGCAATCGCACTTTCAAAATCTGGAAAATCTAAAAAGAAAACTATGAAAAAAGGTAAATGCTAATGGCTAAGATGGGAAAAAAAGTAAAACCTAAGATGGCTGTTGGCGTTATTAAGAAAACTAAAATCAACATGGACGAATGTAGCTCTGCACAAGAGAAGACATTGCCTGGTGATAAGAAGACAAAAAAAGGAATGCCAAAAGGTAAGTCCAAAAAGGCTTACTAATGAGCCAAGAAAAGGATCTTCTACAAATTGTAATGAAGCTCCGAAGCGACCCTCTTGAGTTCCTCAAGGGGGTTCGTACTATGGATGAATCAGATCCAGAAACCCCTATTAAATACTTTCCTTGGGATAAAGAATATATTCAGCTTTATGTTGAGTTATGGATTCGCAATCGTCGAATCTTGGTTCCTAAATCTCGTCGTATGCAGATGTCATGGACTAATATCGCTCTATACACATGGGACACGATATTTCACAAAGGTCGTAAGCAAGCCTTTGTATCTAAAAAAGAAGAAGACTCAGATGATCTTGTTCAACGTGCTAAGTTCATTATTGAGAATTTAGATCACAATATAATTCCAAAAGAGATCATTCCAAAGCATGAGTATGTATTTTGTAATTTAAGATTTCCAGAGATCATGAGTTCGATTGAAGGTTATCCTTCAGGAGCAGATCAACTTCGACAATTTACATTTTCAGGCATCCTCGCAGATGAAATGGCATTCTGGCCTAATGCTCAAGAGATGTATTCAGCTGCCTTTCCTACTATTCAAGGAGCAGGTGGAAAGACTGGTGGACGTTTTACTGGTATTTCATCTGCAGCACCTGGATTCTTTAAAGCTATGGTGTTTGATAAGATCGATTCATTTGGATCAGAGGCACACAATGGCTGATATTAAAAAACCAATGCAGGGAGTTCGTATTTGGAAGAACCCAAAGAATGAGTTCCTAATTTTTGAGCTTCACTATAGCGCCGATCCTCTGAAGAGAGCTGAAATTTTTAAAGAATCAGTAAAGTCTGGTTTGCCACTTCAAAAGTTTTTACAAGAATATGAAATCCAATGGGATACATATGAGGGTATGCCTGTTTACCGAGATTACAACAGACAGGTGCATCATTCAGAAAAACCTTTAGAGCCTGAGCGAGGATTACCTTTATTAATTGGTGTAGATAATGGACTTACTCCAGCAGCAATTATTGGGCAGATTCAAGATGAGACTTTAGTTATTTTAAAAGAGATCACAGCTTTTAATATGGGATCTAAAAGATTCTCTGCTCTAGTAAAAAGCGACATCGCAGTTAACTACCCATACTGGGGTTCTTTGAGGGATGTTAAAGTTTTTATGGATCCATCGGGATTCTTTAGAAACGATACAGATGAAGGATCATGTAAAGATGACTTCATTGCTTGTGGTTTTAAAGACATACAACCTGGCCCTGTAGCGAATAACACTCGTAAGCAAGCAGTAGAGGGATTTCTAACAAAAACAACAAGGCGAGGCCCCTGCTTCCAAATATGTGAAGAAACAGCTCCTATCACAGTTAAAGGGTTTGAAGGTGGTTATCACTATCCTCAAAATGCAATCAGCAGAGAAGATGACTTAAAGCCTGTAAAAAATGAGTTTTCGCATCCTCATGACGGACTGCAATATCTTGCAGCTGGAGCGTCTGGCATTTTAAATAGCCAAAGACGATATAAGTCAGTTCCAAGGCCCTCTTATAATCCACGCTAAAACTGTTAAACTCGTCTTATGACTACAGAAATTGAACCATTAGCACAAGCAGTCCTCGGCTATTATCACGAGGCTAAATCAGCAAAACAGCGTCGAATGAAGATGAATCAAGATAACTTCGATGCCTACAATTTAAATGGAGATTTTAGCCATAAACGCAAAGGGCAAAGCAGAGAATTTCTTCCTAAGCAGCAAATGGCTGTTGAACAAATCACATCATTTCTTACTCAAGGTCTTATGGATCAATCCCAATCTGATGGTTGGTTTGATATTGAATTTAAGCCAGGATTTGAACCTAAGATCCTTACAGCAGCTGAATGGAAGATGCTTTTAAATGATCAGCTTAAAAAGATCCAATTTGATGCGTTTTTTCAAGATACTTTAAAGTCTGGATTGCTTGGATCTTTAATGATCGCAAAAGTTCATGGAGAATATAAACAATCCGTTAGATATGCATTTGATAAACCTACGTTTGAAAATCCAGGCGTAAAACCATCTCTAAAAAGAAAATCGAAATTAGTTTTTCAAGTCAGAGATGAACTAGTTCGACAAGAAGACTTCTATCCAGATCCAACTGGTTCAAATCGTTATAGAATTCACAGGATTGAAATGGATTATTACGATCTCGTGAACATGGCTAAACTTCGTCCTGATGTTTATGACATGGATGCTATAGAGGCGATGCCTCACTCGTCTAGTACCGATCAAACTTACAAGAAGGCCCGTGAGACAGATCAAAACATCCCCATCTGGCACAATCGTCGTCGAGTAGAGATCATTGAATGTTGGGGCACTATTCTTGATAAAGATGGATCAGCACTTTATGAAAACAGTGTTTGTGCCGTAACCCCATCAGGAGACATTATCCGTAGACCTGGGCCGATTGATAACTGGGATGGGGAAGATCCTTTTGTAGCAGTTCCCATTGTTCGAGTGCCTAATTCAGTCTGGCATCGCGCTGTCATGGATGCAGCTACTAAAATCAACTTAGCTCAGAACGAGATGTACAATCTGATGCTTGATGGCGGCATCATGGCTGTATTCGGAATCAAGCAAGTTCGTATGAACTGGTTGGAGAATCCTGAAGAGGTTGAGGATGGAATCGCTCCTGGACAAACGCTAGCAGTCAATAATACCTGTCCTCCTCAAGGTAAGGTTTTGGAACGTGTAGACACTGGAGCCGTATCCCAAGAGGCTTTGGCGATGTTTAATCTTATCGATCGCGAAGGACAGGCATCAGCCCTATCTAACGATGTTCGTAATGGTAATCTCCCTCAAAGAGCAACAAAGGCAACCGAGATTGTCGCAGCAAACAATACCCTCACTGGGATCTTCAATGGATTCGTTAAATACATCGAAGAAAACTTTGTAGGCAAAGTCTTGATGAAGAACACCTTACAAGTGGCTTCACATGTTAAAGAACTACCAGAAGAAGAATTAAAAGCTCTATTTGGTCAAGAAAAGGCAGCACAACTTCTTCAATATACGAATGAGGAAGTATTTGCAGAATTTGCCAATGGTGGAACCATACGAGTGTATGGAATGACACAGGTCATGAATCGTATGAATGACTTTAAAAAGTTGACTACCCTTCTTCAGACTATTGGAGCAAGCCCTGATTTGATGCAAGAATTCAGGCTCAACTACTCAATTAAGAAGTTCTTAGGAGAGTTAATGAAGAACCTTGGTATCAACATCGACAAAATTAAACCTGATCCTGCAGAACAGGCTCGCGCTCAACAGATGATCATGGCTCAAATGCAAGCTCAGGCAGGTGGTCAAAAACAACCTAATGGCATGAGTCAAATACCTGCTGCTGGTAATCAAACCGAACAAACAGGCATGGATCAAATGCAAGCCAATATGCCACACGCTAATGGAGAGATGGGTCAATGAGCGAAATCAAGCTAGCTAAGATTCTAAGAGGAAATGTCTCAGATGCCCTTTTAAGCCAGCTTAATCCGTTTTTAGAAGAGATAGAGGGCAATGTAATTTCTGAAATGAAGCAGGATCATCGGGCTGGCACACTGACTTATGAACGTGCAATTTCCCACACTTCCAAGCTTGTAGTTTTAGAAGATCTCAAAGAGAATCTAAAGAGCAAGATCAAGATTGGAAATAAGATCATGGAGGAAATGAATAATGACAACAGAGAATAAAGAACTTGGAAAAGTAGTGGGTGGCCCAGAAGATAACACGGGTGGAGCGGCCCCAGAAAGCACGGACTCAAACAAAAACGAACAAGCGCAAAAAAAGTTTTCAACCTCTTCAGGTAAGGAATTTGATACCCCTGAGGAGCTTCAAGCCTATACTTCTACATTAGAAGAGGAGCTTGTTCGTAAGGCTTTTGCCACTAATCAGGTACAAGTTCAGGCACCTCAACCCACTGCGCAACCTAGCTGGGAAGAGGAAGTAGCTGAATCTATGTTCACTGATCCAGTAGGCACTCTTAAAAAGGTACGTGAGAAGGTATCCCAAGAGATTAAAGCTGAAGAAGACAAGAAAAATGCAGCCAAAGCCTTCTGGAATGACTTTTATAAAGAGAATCCAGACTTGCAGAATGCTGAAAGAATCGTAAACTTAACAAGTAAGGAGCTTGCGCAAGATCCCGAGTTTGGCAGACTTCCAGCAGCCCAGGTCAAAAAAAGACTTGCAGCTGAGGTTAGAATGGCAATCAAGGATATTGCAAAAGGTGGAGAAACGGAAACTGTGATTAACGGGAAACCAGCTCCAGCGTTTTCAGGATCGAATCCGATTCAGAAAGCACCTAATGCACCTGCGAAGCCCAAAAGCTTTGTAGATCAGTTTAAAGAGTTTAGAGCTAAAAAAAGAGCCTAATAAGGGGGATTTAAGATGCAACAAACGTGGACTTTTGATGCACCAAGTGGGGTTTATAAAAACCATAATATGAGTGAACAGCTTCGTTTCGCAGCTATTGCTGAAACAAAGTTTATGCAGTTCACCAAACCCGAACCTGGATATGGAAAGAAAAAAGGCGAAAGCGTCACCATTACCCGAGTATCGAATCTCGATGAACCCAATGATGGCCGTATCTCTGAGAATCAAAAAATTCCCGAAGATGAATTAGTATTGAGCACCATTGCAATCACTGTTTCTGAATTCGGTCGTTCAGTTCCTTACACCTCTTTGGCTGAAGATCTTGGTGCTTTCGATCTTGAAAACATCATCCAAAAAACTCTTCGCGATCAAATGAAACTGGTTATGGATAAAGCTGCTGCAGCTGCATTCAAAACTGGTCAAATCAAAGCTACCGCTGATGGCGTTTCGAGCCTCCAAATCGGTACTGCTGGGGTAGCTCCTGCAACCGCTTCGGCAAACTTGAACGTATATCACATCGAACAAATTCGCGATTATATGCATGGAACTTTGCATATTCCTGCTTATGAGGGAGATGACTACATCGGTCTTGTCTCAACCAAAGCAAAACGCGGAATCATGCAAGATCCTGCTTGGGAACCTTGGCATCGTTACACCGATCCCGAAGCTAAATACAATTCGGAAATCGGTCGCCTTGAGAACATCCGTTTCATCGAAATCAACAACTCTAACGCGTTGTCGAAATCTCTTGGAACCAACGGCGTTTGCGGTGAAGCAGTGTTCTTCGGTGCAGATGCAGTAGCAATGGCAGTTGTTGAAGATCCTGAATTGCGAGCAGCTATCCCTGGTGACTTCGGTCGCTCGAAAGCGGTAGCTTGGTACGGAATTTTGGAATTCGGTCAAATCTGGGCTGATTCAGCAAATGCTGGCGAAGCTCGCGTTGTTCATTTCACAAGCTTGTAAGGAGAAGAAAATATGTACGTTTTTTCAGCAAAAGAACATTTCATTCCACTTGGAACTGGAGTTTTAGGAGTTGAAGATTTGGACGCTGCTCCTGCAGTTCACGGAGAGTATCTCTGTGTTAAACCCTGCGTTATCAAGCGTTTGATGTTCAACATTAGCGAAGCAGTTCTTGCTGCTACTACCGCACCTCAAGTTCGATTCTCGAAGCGAGTTCTTCAAGGATCTGACACTGGTGCTGTAGTTCTTGGAAGTCTTACTCTTCCCAGCGGCGCTGCTGTTGGCGAAGTTTATTACAAAGACATCGATCCTGTTCAATTCCAAGTTGGCGATACCTTGAAAGTTGAGAACACAGTTCAAACTGTTGATCCAGGTTCGGGTACTGAAACTGGTCAAGGATACTACGCTTTTGAGGCAGACGAGTCTCCTGAAGAAGCAGTAGAAAATTCAGAAATGATTGAAAGCGCATAATTTTAGGGGGGCGTTGAAATGGCAAATTTAGCAGCAAGTGACATCACAGTTACGATTCTCAATAAGCGTCGTGAAAACGGACGCAGTCATTTCAACGTCAAACTTGCTTTTGGCAATGGCGTTCTTACCTATCCTGCAGGTGGAGTGCCAATTTCCAAAGGTGTACTCGGTTGTCCCAACGTTATTGAGTCTTTGACTGTCTATGATTCTGGGACTTCTGGATACAAATGGAGCTATGACGCTGCAAACGAAAAACTCGTTGCAATGCAAGCACCTGCTCAAACCCACTCACACGATCTGACATTGAAAAATGCAGCTGTTGCAGATTCAGCTGGATCGCGTGTAAACGCTGGAACAAACCTATTGGGAGCCAACACTGGTTCTGACATCACTGTAGCAGGTGGTGGAGCAAACGGCGGAGTGGCATCAGCTACTTTGGCCGCTGCTGCTTTGGGTCAACCATCCACTGTTGCAATTGCAGCACAGGTGCTAAAGTGTGAAGTTATCGGTTGGTAACTTTCACATGGAGGCATAAATGGAATTTGATACCCGAGTACAACATAGAGATCCTAAAACTGGAAAAGTAGTAAAACACACTCCCTATGTAATGAAGTTTTCCCGTGAAAATGGTGAATCATTCATTCGTGGAAATGTTGAGTATTATCCTGATGGATCCATTAAACGCGATATGCGTCCTAAAGCTGAAGCAGTAGTTGAGGAACCAAAACCACTCAAAGTTGAATCAGCTCCTTCACATCCTGTAGAGTCGATTGGCCCCGAAGAAAAGCAAGAGCGAGATCTCGGCATTCCTTCAGAAGCTGAATTGATGTCTAAAGCTAAAAGAGGTTTCTCGAAAGGAACTAAATAATGAATTTAGCTCAACAGACAAATACACTCACAGTTGCTTATACAGGAAGAGGAAGGTTGCCAGCTTTGTCTGCTCCTAACTCAAAACAGCTTGCTGTATCTTTCGCTAGAGCTTTTTATGAAAACTCTGCTGGAAGTCCTCCTGTATCAGATGTTGGTATTGTTCGTCTGTTGAGCAAACAGGCCATCGACGTTTTCTCTTATTCGAGTGGAACCACATATACAGAGATCGATGTTCCTGATGGAACCGCTACAGTTTTAATTCCTACCACCACAAATGGAAATGGCTTTGTAGTTCAAGCAAAGCGCAAGTTTGGTCTTGTAGGAATCAACGTAACTGTTGCTGACGCAACCACCATTTCTGCTAAATACTGGGATGGTTCAACTTGGCAATCGCTAAATGTGATTCAAGCCTTGGCACCTACTGGAACTGGTGAGAAACTTTTGGTTTTCTTGCCTCCTTTGGATTGGGAAGTTGGTGGCGATGGTATTCTCGATTCAAACCTTTATTCAATCAGAATCGTAGCAGCTACAAAACCTACTTTTAACATCACTGCAGATGACTTATGGGTTGGAGCTTGGATTGAGCTTTATCGATCTCTTGCCGCAAATCAAGGTGTAGCAGTAGC